TGATCATCCAGCGCGAACTGATTGGGGCAACAGCGGAAAATTGTGCACTCGCGGAACTAAGGAAAATATAATCTCCGCTACTCGTGCCACGTCCTAGTACCAACAGTTTGCCAACGGTATTAGACCCAGCTGGAACAGTAAGAATTCCAGTGGTCTTAAATGGCATCACCATGGTATCGCCAGGTGCTTTTGGGTAATGTAGGGGAATGGCCCTACTGGGGTTGCGCTTCTTCGCAACTTTGTTGTTGTTGTTCTTCTTCATTTGACGTTGTTTAACCATATTGTTAATTGGATTCTGTAACAATATTAATCCCAGGACACAGCTCGAGTTCACTCCTCTCGATCACTGTGGTTACCAGGTCATCAATAACAACTTTGGTAAAGAACCGCTCCATAGCGACCTGTTCATCGGGCAACACTCCGAATGCGTAATAAAACGACACCCGAGCGTTGGCATTCACTTCCCCTGATGCCAACCCCTGCGCTAAAAACGCTTGTGAACGGTTCTTAAAAACCTCATTAAACATACCGCTAGAACACGCAGTTCCATTACGGTTGTATATATCGTAGAACTGGCTGAGGACAGGTACACCTGCAGCCAATTTACTTCCACATGTCCCGACCGCTGCCATCCACTTCCTGAATGTTTGGTCCTTGGGTACTGATATCATGCACATCGGATCCTTGATCAGACAAGCATTGAGGTTGCGCACCATGCGCCAACCAGTTGATAACTCGACGGGTTTAGTTTGACAGAACTCTATCTGCTCAAACTCGTCAACTGTGGGTTCTACAGTCATTGCAAATCCTTTGATTTTAAACCACTTCGATAACGTCCTTGAGAACTTGCTCTCATCAGCACGCTCCATAAAGACGACACAGTCATCACCATTGTTTGCCAACTCGACGGTCACGCCACAATTTTTGGCATGAACCCATACTAGGGCGCACATGATGATACAATTTCCGAGGGATGTGTTCAGATCCCCTGAACACCGAGTACCCTCCATTGTGAATTCCACTTTCCCATCTAATGCATAGGCAACTCCTTTGTTCTTGAGTTGCCATTCCAACAACTTCCTTAACTCCGTGCTCCTGGGAAACAACGAGGTATAGAAAGAGTGCTCGTATTTAAGTGCTGGTACACTAACGTGCATGTCGAATTTACTTGCATCTAGACCAATGGCAATAGGATCGTCAAAAACTCTCCACTTGTCCTGTAGAATTTGCGCGCTCCTGTCGGCATTGAAGCCCTTAATGACAGTAGCATGTGTGCGCGCTCCAAAAGCCTTGTTGATGGCTTTGAAGTAACTGTGTTCGGCGTGTTTAAGGTATTTGCCTAACCTGAGGTTGTATCGCGTTGCACGTGGATTAATCACACGTGGCGCTTTACCAACGTCCTGTTTCTCGAATTTAACGAACGCTGAGAGATGTGAGTCAATCTCAGCAAGCTCGGATTCCTCCAAACTATATAAAGCTCGCTGGTATATAGCCTTCTTTGAGCCGTGATAAGCATCAACCACCTGTTGACTGGTTAAGACGGGCAAATGTGGCATATTATCCATAACTGCTTCTCTGAATGCGCTGAATCCAGATGTTCGATATTCGAGAGGACCAACCTCGAACGCGGGCCTAAAGCCTTCCCCATCTTTGCAAAGAAAATATCTTTCAGCAAAGGCGCGTTCTATGGTGTCCACACTATTATTATAAACTCCCAAGTTGTGATTTGGGCCAAATCCCGTGAGTGTAGTGAACTCACGGGTTTTTGGTGACAGCCCGTTACGGCGCACGCACAACGATCCGCGACACTGTCGAGCAACTTGCTTGCGCAAGGAATGGCTCAATTGTGTGTTGGATCCGTACACCTTCACCGGGCGTCCTCAACAAACAGCAGGGGATTGCTGAGTTGGTTTCTCTAAAGAATCCAACCAGCTAACCCACCGCGGTAATCGACGGCGTACCGTCGCTACCTCATCAAGGACACCCTCAGTGAACACGGCGTTCATTACGAACTGCTGGTGCAATACCGTGTCTACGTCCCTGAGTTTGTGCCTACGGCATAACTCAAGGTACTTGCGCTGAACCAACAAAACGTTGGCTTCGTTGTTGTTCAACGATCCTAACTTGCAACGCAAGTGTAGGGCGCAGGCTGCCGCGAACTTGGGCACTATACGTGCCGGGCGCTTACTTGCCTCCCTGTTAGAGGCGGCTATGAAAGTGCTTACGTCAATCCTCAATCCCTCGAAGTACGTATCCCACTCTTTCATTGTGCGCTTCACACCCTTGTTCGCCTTCCTGATGCTTCCGCCATCAGTAAGATCGTATCCAGTGTCCAAGAGCACATCATTGATGGCACTTGCGACACAACTCTCCTGTCCAACGTAACCCATGTGCAAGCGCATCTCGTCACGCAAAGCGGAACGGACGCGGTTGTCTGTGTGGTAACATTGTAACTCACTCGCATCCAAGCAACAAAGTGCTTGGATGATGGGAGAGGTCTCAATTTTATTGAGAGTCCAACTTTTAACCTTCTGCCAGGTGGATTGCCTGGCTAATCGAATAACAGGTTCGATAAGATTGTTGTTTGTGGCCATGGTAACTGAAGAAAAGATTTTCGGTTTGTTACCCTGCCACGGGTGCCTGAGTTCGAGACGGCTCTCGGGGGGATACGGAGCCCCCTCGCCCCAGATGTTACGACTTCTGGGCAATCGACTGTTATGGCAGATGCTAACCTACCCGACGCTCGGATTTAACAGTAGATGCTGGCGAAGTACTCGCCAGCTTGGGATCCCCTTGCAACTACGCACAAGCCACAGGTCCCCTTAACTTTTGTATCCCCAATTTGTAGTGCTTCACCAATCGTGCAAACGTCACAACATAGTCCAACAAACGCATGGCTAAGTTGAAATGTTGGATGTGCTAAACACAAGGCTACTCACTGGGGTCCAGAGTCCTCGGCATACGGAACTGGATAAAGTACCATGAG